AAAAAACCCCCACATCGAGAGAATCGAAGCAGGGGTCTGGTTTCATTGCTGGAATTGCAGGTGATGACCAACGTAATAACCGCTGTCACTACAGAAGTCCACCAATGCTTGATCACGACCACCTCTGACATATTCAATACCCATACATTGGGCTTGAGTTGCAAAGGTGAGACCAGTAACCAGTTGATTGATGAGCATGATGGAACCGCATGAGAAGAGGGTTACGCAGAGTGGATAAAGGAACGAAGAAGTTCTCATTGAAATGCACTGTTGAATTGATTCACTAAAAAACCCCCACCTCGAAAGAATCGAAGCAGGGATTAGTGCTAGAAAGGGATTTCAGGGTTGTACTTTTGACCTGGACCTATCTTTAAGGGATAATCCTCTGGCGGGGCATTGCAATCAGAGTTGTCCACATAACGGTAGTAAGTTCCATCAGAATCTAAGAAGATATCATCGGAAATAAAGTTCATGAGAAATGCACTGTTGAAAGTATTCACAAGTGGACTAACATCGAACTAACAGACAAAGGCTCTCCACTAACATCATTGGGTGACGTTTCAAAAGTAACGACTACAAAGCGTAGATATATATTTAGTGTGTAAAATCGTGAGCGGAGAGAGGATAAGTCTTACCCTATTCGTGTGTATTACAGTGGATATATAAAGGAACACCCCAGTGAAAGCACAGTGATTCTGTCGGTGTCAGTAGTTCAGACCTAGGTTTGTACAAAGGGGAGTGGCATGCCACAGTTACGCTATAGACATACAAGTGTACTCGGAAGCTGTAGCTTACATAGGTCCAGAAGAGGAACAAAAGAAATAATCATATGAGTACTCGTGTGTACTTAGGTTAGAAACCAACGAAGAATCAATTGAATACATTTGTATAACTATTCGTGCGTAACATTAGGGCTTTAGTTAACAGTGGTTAACATCAGAAGCGTGGGTATTAACATACGTGGTCGGTCTGAACGTGTGCTGGGTAAAAATTAAGTACACATTCGTTGGACAAGTGCCTCCTTATTTTTTTGTTTGAGGGGGTTCGGACCTAGTGGGGGGTGTTTAATGTATAGGGCGCGGCGCAATAAAATCTCGATATTTCCCGCGAAGCACTCAATAGGGTAAATATGCTTCATCAGGAAGTTGTTCCCTATTTGGATCGACCTGAAAAGTTGTTCCCTATTTCGGCTAAATATTTTCAAAAATCAAAAGTCAAAAGGGCACCCGCGAGCACCCTTGCTGACTTATGACTTACATACGCGTCTCTATGAAGTAGTCGTATCTACGATCTCGATAGAATTTATATAGGTATTAACTTTTAGAAAGCGAAATATGGCTGAAATTAGGATTTCAGGAGAAGACTTTGATGCTTGGCGTAGTCAACGTTTAAAAGAACTCCAAGGTAGAAGCCTGAGAAGAGATCAACCTAGTGAAGCTGCTGTTTGGAGTGATTACGAGCTGCCTTATTCAGGAAGAAAACCAGCATTAACAGAACAAGAGCAAATAGCAGGGATTATTGATAAGGCGACAAGACAAGTAACACCAGCGCAAGAACGAGTTAAAAGTGTATTATTTTCACGACTAACAGATGACGCAGATACGAAATCCCTGAGAGGACGAGATACATTTGAACGACTAGCAGAAACATTAAGACAAGCAAATTTAAGTGAAGTTAAAAGAACGCCAGCAGGTAAGCCTGTCCAAAAAATTGGCGGTATTGGCAACATAATCGAAACGCCATCTGCACCTACAGCAGAACAACAGGCCGCTGCGTCGCAGACTCAGCAAAACTGGAAGAAAGAAAGAGACTCCTATGATTTCTTAGCTCTTGGAAATATCGGAGGAAAAGGTTCGCCAGTAGAGCCAAGTCCAGCAAAGCAAGGTGGTATTGGAAAAGTTAGATACATTGGTGATCCATTCGACTCCAGAAGAAATACTCCTGTTCCTCAAGCTCAAAATATTCCTGGTTTGCCAAGTAAAACAAGTAGACCCTTGAAATCTCCTTGGCCTTTTCAAACACCTGGCAAAGCAGGCGATCAATTACAGCAGGATTTTGCAGATGAACAGCCAACTATTGAAAAAGTAAACCGCCGATTACAAAACAAAATTCGGACAGAACCAGTAGAAAGTCAAACATCAGGTCAAATACAAGAGAGTAATCTTGCAAAAATCCTTAGAGGTGAAGCAAATAGCGGAATTGTTAGGCAAGCATCAATGTTGTCAGGTCGATTTGAAAATGTACGTAAAGAACCTGAAGGAGGTACATACAAACCAAGAAGAACTCGACCACCTAGGGAGATTCCTGGTGACATAATCGCTCAAACCCCAACTGGAACTGTTGGTGGAGAGAGGAAATACGATAGACAAGAAAGAATAAATCAAATTCCATACTCAAAAGGTACGGATGGTCCTGCGTATGACCTTATGTACGGTGATTATGTTGGTGGATTTAAGAGAAATGCGGGTGAATTAGATGATTTACAAAGAAGTATTTACCAAAAAACACAAGATCAGTTAGATAATCCAGGAAATGACCCAGTAGATCCCTCTACAGTTAATGTTCAAAAGAAATCTGGAGAAATTGGCCCTGCATTTACGTTGGATGTTGTCGAAAGAGGGGGTGATAAGCAGCTAAAACAAGGCGGAACAGTTGATCCGACAAGGATCGTAGAACAAAGAACAGTTAATCCAGATGCAACGGCTAGTTTCTTGCGTGATAAAGAAATATCTCTAGGAAAAAGAGCACAGGAAATCAAAAATGAATTTAAAACAAGATTAATTGGTGGAAATGTTTTAAATGAAAAACTTAGAAAAGGGCAATTAACGCGAGCAGAAAACTTATCAAAAGAACAATTGATCAAAGCAGGGGTTAATCCAAACAAAATTGGCTCTTTTATTGGGATTATGCGGTCGTTAAAGACAGATCCAAGGGCATCCGTTAAAGCAAATGCTCAACTACAGCCCTCTGCTGAAATGGGGGTCTCTGCTGCTGGATTAAGAGCTAGAGATCGTGGTGTAGAGGAGACAAATATCTATAGAGCAATGGATACAAGGACTGGAGAACAGCTTAAGACTGAGAGAATAAATTCAAATTTAGCAGCAGTAGAAGAACTTTTATATCGGGTTGGAAGACCAACTGCTCTCGATAATGACGCAGTGAGAGAAGCCTTGGCTGAGTTAGATGGATCCACAATTTCAGGTCGAGCAAAACGAGGTGCTTTAGGTCGAAGAGCTAAGACGACAATTACGCAGCAAGAATTGGATAACGCAATTAATAGAGGACAAATACAAGCTAAAGGTAGAGAAGGTGATGCATTGGTTATTGCTCGGAAAGATGGATCAACTACAAAATTAATACCATTTACAGATCAAGGAAGGACAGGTTATTACGTCTCAGATTCATTCGAGTCATACGCAACAGGACCAGCCCCGACGCTGACTCAACGAGGCGATGCGGCTACTGAAGTAAAAGTGAAAGGGATAAGAACTAAAGCAGAAGAACTAGGTGGACAAAAATTTAATCAGTATATTGATGCACTAGCAAAAGGCGCTCTTACTCAGCAACCTGTAGAGGGTACACAGCGAGCTTTAAATGATCTTGCAAATATCATTCTTAATGGTCCAGAACTTGGAGTAAGTGATGAGCAAGTGAAGTTGATATACAACGACTTTGCTGCCAGACATCCAGAAGGAAGTAATGCAAGGACGTTATTAAATCAAGCACTTATAGAACAATCAGCAGGTGGAAGAGAAGTAGATCTCTTTAGCGAGGAAGCGATTGGACCAGATGCAGATTATGGCAAGTCAAGTACAGCGGATATACAGGAAATGTTCGAAGATGCACCAATAGAAAAGCCTTATGACGAGGCAACAAATGGCGGCTCTGATAATGGAGAGATGAGGAAGGAGGTTTATAACGGTAATGGATATGGACTAAAAGGCGATGATTATATTTCAGGTACAAGGTTTGGTGAAGAAGGTCGAAATCCAATCGGAGCTGGCGATCCTAAGTGGAGAGGTACAGGAGTTAACACTAGTTATATGGACGCAGATCCAAGATTTGGCGGAGTCGTAGGTCGTGGCTTAACTGGAAAAGAATTAAGTTTGGCTGATGAAATACGTGCCAAGTACCTACCACCAAGTAATGCTTTAAATGCACCAGTTTCAAGTAACGGAGAAATTCCTTATAAAGATTACCGAGCTGTTGCAAACTTAACTGGAGCAGAATTAGGAAGTGATCTTCAGAATCGTGCAATGGCTATACAAGCTCAACGCATAGCAAAACTAAGAAGAGGTCTCTAATGTCAATTCCAATACAGCTTGCAGGTAATGCATCGAAATTAGATTTAATTAAAAATTTACTAGGAAGTGATGCATTCTTTAAAACGTTTGGCAAAAGTATTATTGGCTCAAGAGCCTTTACGAATCAAGATAATTCGTTAGGCGAAAATGTAATCGATTCACTTAATGCAGGACATCCCGCATTGTTTTTAGGAAATGCTGCCAGTAAAAAATTGACTGGAAAAAATCTGCGCGAAGGGTTTACCGACTCAGGTGTAGTTGATGTCCCTTTCGCTTCCCAATATTTAAGTTACTAATGAGCGATAAGAAAAAAGAAAAAGCAAAGTCTCTTGCACAGGCTTTTAAGAAAATGAGTAAACCAGCCAGTAAAGGTGGAACAGGTGGTACTTTTTCAGCCGCTGCAACTAAAGCTGGGTATGATGACTCTCCGTCAGAACGATTAAAATTCGCAAAAGAGGTACTCGCTAAGCGGGATAGCTACTCACCTAAGATGGTAAGGAAAGCTAACTTCTACAAAAATATAATTTCGAAAAAAGAGAACAGTTAAGATAAGTAATAAATAGTGCAGTATTGGTGTGGCTTTTGGATACGACAATAAAGATACGAGAAGTATCTTAGATGCTGCCATAAAAAATCGAGACATTCTGAAAGAACAGCCAGGTCCAGCAGGCTATGTTTCTGGTTCACCTAGAAAACCTACTGATCCAGAATTTCATAAAACAGAAATGGCAGGGCGTGGTCTTGGTCTTGAGGGTGAATTTGGTCAATGGCTTATGCAGCCAGAGAATCAAGAAAATGCAAGCACCATTGCTCAACAATATTTCAATAGCCGACTGAACTACGACCTATTCGGAGCACCAGAGGAGACAATGGTATGAAAGCATTTGCTGCACAAAAACTTGCAAAATTACTGGGGAGAGCTGGTAAGGATTTCTGGAAAGTTGTTAAACCAGATTTTTCCACGGGAGCTTCGTCTATTAATACAATTTTGAGGTATGGACCTGATATTGCCTACCCAGTATTTGCAGCATCAACATTACCCGAAGGCGCAACGGCTGGAGATAGAGCTGGTGCATTCGTAGAGGACTTAGGGATAAATTTATTAAGTTCAGGTGTTGGACAATATGGCGGTAGAAAATTAGGAAATAGGTTGGCAGCAAAATATAACAATCCAGCATTGGCAGAAGGATTACAGACTGGTGGAGACCTTGCGGCTGGAGTAGCTCAAATGGTTGCGCCAAGACCTCTGTATACAGGTGCCTTACAAAAAGCAGGTTTAGAACAGCAGCAATTCGTAGAAGCACAAGCGAAGGCTAAAGCAAGAGAGGAATTAGAACTTGCCATACAGGCAATGATTGCAGGTGGTGGTCTTGCTGCTGGTCTCGGTAATATGCCTGCTTCAGCAGCTTTAGCTAGACGGACAGTGATGTAATGGCAGAAGCTCGTTTTGATCCAGATTGGGAAGATCTCAAAAGGATCTTTACTGATGCTGCGACATCCAATCCTAAAAATATTGATATAGGTACTGGAGTCAATAGAAGCCCTTTTGCTGAAATGGGCGATCAGTCTCAACTGCTGAATTACATTAGACAGCAACTACCAGAAAAAGTAGGAAATACGAATTGGTATAACGATTTAAAATCACAACTACCTAACGCAGATCTAGATAATAAAGCTGGATTCCAAAGAAGAGTTGCGAATGCTCTTGGAGATATTCCTTTAGGTGGTTTCTCTAATGAGACAAAACGAAGAATTGAAGATATACGTGCGGCAAACGAAAATGTCAGGCAGAACACAGTAGAGGCTGGAAAATACAGAACCAAAGCTGGACCAGAGGCAACAACAGATAGCTTTAGAGCAAAGGCAGCTCAGACAGCAGGAGTCGCCAGTGCCGATGCAATGGGTGATGGACTTAGGAATATTTGGTGGTTTTTGAATGCTCCACAAGCAGTTGCCAACATTGCTGGATTACAAGCAGTTCATTCGGCTGCTCAGCCATATGTAAAAGGCTTAGAAAATCCAACTTTAATTAGAAACAGACAATTAAGGATGGCTGCAACAGCACCAGCGGTGATAGCAATGTCCACTGCAATCGGAAATATTGGCAGACCTGCTGGGTATAAAACAGTCTTACCAAGTGATGCGGATCCAAGGAGAACAGATGAGCCAGTAGCAGAGGCAGTCAGCAGGTATTTCCTTGGTAGAACAGGTAAGCTTCTCCCCTATGCAGAATTTGCTAAAGAAAGACCTGACGTATCTCAAGGGGAATACAACAGATATAAGGCGTATTTATTCAATAAGCAGACAGATTTAAATCCATTAGATGGAGATCTAAATGTATTAGGAGCATTAAGAGCAACAACAGATGGTATTCATGGTCCAGAAGTTAACTTTATGGGTAAGTCAATTCCAGTATTAACTGGCATATTGCCAACAGCAGCAGCAGTTGCAGGAATTAGAAGAGGTATTAGAACTGCGGGTAGAAGATTACAGGAATCAGGAGACTTACAAAGAGCGGAAAAACTAAGAAACGAAGGAGCGAGAATACAGCGTGACTTGGAAAATATCAGCCCAGAAGTTGATCCTGCGACATACAAGCAAACAAAGGAAAAATCACAGAAGTTAGAGAGGGACTTAAAGGATTTGGAGAAGAAAAATCAAGGCAAAGCTTTAGGTCAATCGCTACTTTATGGATCACTTTATGGAGGTGGAGCAGGTCTAGTTGGACAAGCTCTAGAATTAGGGAGACGTAGTATGTCTCAGGAGGACGTGTAGGAACTCATGGCTTTTGGTGGACTAGATTTTAAATCTATAAAAGATGGCGTAATGTCCAGCGATGCATTGGACGGTATGTCTCAGCTCGATAGCATTAATAGAGCAGCAAAGAGCGCACTAGAAAGAACTAAGTTAAGAAGTGAGTATTCAAGAGATATCGCAGACCAAAACGCAGATGCTGCTCTTGGCCTAACAAAGATGCAATACGGTCTAACTGATGGGGATATTTTTCAATCAAATCTGGAGAAAGGTTTAGGTATTGTTGGAAGTTTGGATGATCTGGGGTTATTTGATAGTTTCAAAAACAAAGAACCAGTCACGAAAGGACTTGGTGATATCTTGTCGGGGTGGGGCTAATGGCGACTGCACCATTTGACTTCCAAGATTACTGGAAAGAGAAACAGAGAGAAAAAAGAGATGAGTTCAGCAAGGTAGGAGACATCAATTTCATGTCTTCTGATTTTGATTCTTCCAAGAAACACTACGCAGACAAAGATTATCAGGATGAAGAATTTTCTGGAATTGAAAGTATCTCTGGGAACCAGGGGAAACAAGCTCTTTACGGAGATGCTTTTAAGGAACAAGCAAATGCAGTAAAAGATATTGCGGATATTCAGTATTACGAAGACCAGCTCTACGCAGCAGGAAAGAAGAAAGAACAAATAGAAGCACTACAAAGAGCACAGAAAAGTAAGAGCAGTGGTTTGCTTGGTTTAGTCTCAACAGGGTTAAAATTATACGCAGCAACGCAAGGTGCCCCAGTTGCATAGTTAATAACTACTAGAATTGAGGTATATGTAGATTCGTAGTGTCTTGGAAGTAATTAATCCGACAATAGCAGGTGGTCCTGGTTTTGTTGCAGCGATGGAGAAACTGGGTCCAAGACTTGGAGTCACCTTTGCGGGGATAGATGCACTTAGTAATTTGACTGATAGGAATGATCCTTTCGGAAAAAATGCAGCAGAAGCATTAGGCACGTTTAGTGGCTACGGTGCTGGTTATATGGGAACGATGGGTTTACTCTCACCCTTGCTAGCAACACCAGCAGCACCAGCAGTTCCTATCATTGCGGCATTAGCTGCTCCTTACGTCGGTAAAGTTGGTAAGCAAGCAGGTGGTGGAATATACGAAGGTCTAAACCCAGATGGAGTTACAGATCATAAAGTAAGGCAGGTCAAGAGACAGAATGAAATTGATATGGCAAAAGCAGAAGCAATGAATGAAGTCTTAAATGTACAGAGAAACGATCAGTTGCAGAAGCAAAGAGAAGCAGCAATATTCAATAGCTATATGAATTCTCTTACAGGATATTAATGACATTCGATGTAGCAGCAGGTTATGCGCGGGGCTTTGATACTGGTAAGTACGGCTTCAAGAGTCTAGGGGAAGCTGGATTACTGTCAGAAGACGGTAAAGCATTAGCAGCTTCAGTTCAAGCTCAGAACCAAGCACTTGCGGGAAATTTAGCTGCAAAGGCTTTAGGGATTGAAGGAGATTTAAAAGAAAGAGAAATGGTCAATGATGTCTTAATGGCAACATTGGAGCAAACAGCAAAAGAGAAGAAAAATAACTTGTTAGTGAATTTAATGACTGGTGGAAAATCTGGAGGATCATCTAGCCTGCTTTCTGGACTAAATAATTACAATGCAGTTCTTGGAGGTTTGCCAGGGGGAGGTTTTGCTAAGGATCCGATAGGAACTGTGAATAAGTGGAACGAAGCAAATAGAGCAAGTGACCCCTATTCTAGTTTGTATAAGCTAGATACAAATATTCCAATGCCTACTTCTGGGAGTCAATTAGAATCAAAAGGATTATTAGATCAAAAGACCCTGAAACTCTTAGAGGAGATGGGTTGGAAACCTCCAACTAAGTAAGGATGAGCAAATTACAGGAAAGGTTAAAAGCTCTACAGATCGAGGGGTATGACCCTCAGACTGAAACATGGAGGCCACCATCAGAGCAACCAACTTTCACCCCTAACAACAGTGCAGGAATCAGTGATGCACAGTTCAATCAGCTCTTAGGTGAGATTGATGTAAAGCGTGGAGAGTTGAATAATTTAAAGCAAGACGTTATTCAGACAGAGAATACGATTAAGGATAAATTGAACAACCAATGGTGGCCTTTTGGTGGTGATGGGAAAGGAGGAAAATATGATATCGATAAGAAATCAGAAAAGGAGTTAAACGTAGAGGCTCTCTACGATATGCACAGAAAGAGAGATGAGTTTCGTGATCCAGAAGGTAATCCACAATCTCTAGCAGAAATAATCGCTCAACAGGAAAAGGCAAAAGGTGGTTTTAAAACTGATCAAAACTTGCGGATAATGGGCGGCTCTTCTTATGACATGCAAGACAATATTTTGAACAAGATTAATCAAGGGAATGCACGTCAGCAAAATATGGATTTAATTAAAAACATTTTTCTTGGTCTTCAACTTCAATAGGAGGAAATTATGTCAGAAATTATGCTACCTGGATATCCATCAAAACCTGGACAAGATGGACCTCCTGGATTCCCTGGTTGGCCTGGATTCCCTGGTCGTCGGCCTAGACCACCTGTCGATAACAGGGGAAGGTTGAAGGAAATTTATCAGACAGAGTTAGGTCGAGAGGCAGACAAGGAAGGTCTCGATTACTGGGCGAATCAATTAGAGACTGGTAATCAAACGATTGATCAGGTTAAGAAGAATATCCAAGATTCAGATGAAGGACGTACTCGTTTCATAAAAAGCAGATATATGGGCATGCTTGGGAGAGAGGGGGATAAAGAGGGGATGGAATACTGGGATAACCAACTAAAGTCTGGGATGAGTCGTGATGACATAACACGCTCTTTTGAGCAGTCTGACGAAGCTAGAAATAATTTAAGAAAGGAAAAAGAGAAAAATATGAGAGAGAGAGGAAGACCTAGATCTCCCGAAGGAGGTGAAAGGGGTTGGTTAGATTTTTATAACGATCAAAACCAAAAGAAAATTAATAGCGGTGGAGGTTTTAACAAGGAGATAGCTGACAGGGATTTTGAGTGGAGCAACCCTGGTCAAGGGAGTTTGACAGTAATGCAGGATTACGTAAATCCAACCACAGGTGAAAAGACATGGGTCACTGCTGGTAAATCTCCAAAAGCAGGAACAGGTTGGCAATTAGTTGATCAAAATGCTGATCTAGGTATTGCGGGTGGTTCACAGCAGAAAGCGAGTGCTAAGAAGACAGCAAATTCTACTCAAAAATTAACGACATCATATACACCGACTAAGTACGCTCCAGCAGATATGTCGAGATTTGCTCCGGCGAATACGGCTAGTGCAGACACATCGAAAGGAAAATCTAAAAAGTCATCTGATTTCGGTACATATAGTCCAGGGACCGCTGGAGGAAACCTATTCAATCAAGGATGGGGAAACATGGTTTCCTGGGGTAATAAGTTCAAGGACAATAAAGCGATACAAGGTTTTATCTCAGGTTCTAAACTAGATTCCAGTCAAACCATGATGAACATGGGACTTGATCTTTTATATCAAAAAGGTCAGATGTCTCAACGTGCTGAATACATTGGTGGACTAGAGAATTTAAAGACAGGTAATACGATGAAACTGATGGCTGCCGAAGGAGGCATCCTTAAAGATTTACAGGGACAACAGGGCGATATAGAGAGTCGTCAGATTGGTGAAAGAGGAGATCAAGAAAGGAGAGGGTTACGAGTTGCAGGTCAAGAGAATAGAGCAGGTATACAAACACAGGGACTACAAGATCGTATGCTGACTAGAGAAACAGGAGATCAAGAGCGCAAGACTCAAAGAGATAAGTATCGTGAAGACCGCAAGATGAGAGCAGACGCAAGAGGAGCGATCAGAAGATCAGGTTCCAGATTCTTTGGTTAACTAATCATGGAAATTGCAGGCGCAAAGTTTGGTCTATCTCCGATGGATCTCGTTAAGGTATTGAGCGGTCAAGCAGACGACTACTTACAAGATGTACATTCTGGAAAATATAACTATGAAAGAATGCACGAATATAATCCTGACTCTGGTTTGTTTCCTAAGAGTGGTCCAGAGTGGAACTATAAAAACATGCCTCAAACACTTGAATATGAGAAAGAGCGCGAATTAGAGGAAATCAATAAGGCACTCGGTTTACCACAAGCAATAGGATCATTATTGCAATAGAATTACCAGAAAATGGTAAAGGAAATACCGACTGAGATTAAAGCATTTTTGAATGCTTTGGATCACGGGCAAAGGGAAGCATTCTTGTCTTATGTAGAGAATACATATTCTATTTATGAGATATATCTTTATGCAGGTCTACTTGGCTACGACGATGGGTTTATTGCACTAGAAAAGTGGGTCAAATGTTTTTATCCCAAGTTAAACAGAAGAGAACTAATGTTGGCAGAAATTGTCAAATTAGAAGCAGATATCGATTTTCTGAGGCAACAGGTTCAAGCAGATATTGTGAAACCAGACTCGGCTGCGACTAGGATTGCACACCTTTCTAAGGAATTGAGAGGACATGTCGTAGAGGTTGAGAGGATGACAAAATCCTCAGATCGAAGAGGTTTAGTCTTGTCTGGTGCAGACAAAGTTATGAGGGAATTAAAATCTATATTTAAAGGTAATGACGACGTTATTAAAGCATTGGATTTAGCATATGAATCAGTGTGGCAATTGCTAGTCGATGAACGCTAATCCATTAAACCTGAAGCTCGTGAATAAAGCTGAAGTAAAACAGATGATCGATTCTGCTATTGATCAACATAATAAGAATGCAACATTAATATCTATGGCTATCGGTTTTAGTCTTTTAGGCTTCTACGCAGACGGCTTATTAAGAGTTGTCGAAAAAGTTACGACGAGTTAATAGAGATAATCCTCATAATATAGGGAAAACATTTAAACTTTAGGGGAAACCCTGAAGAGGTGAGGATGGATGGAAAGCAGCAGCAAGTGGTACGAGAAATACCAATGTACGATCTTTTGGATGCTTGTTGTGCCTTACAAGGGGGGTTGGAACTTGAGAAGTTCGATGATAAAAATTACGCCTTAAAACATGCTTTAAATCGAATCTTCGGATATCTGACACCAGAAGCCAAGGCTGAGTTCTCTGAGTATGTAGATAGAAAAGGCTGGAGAACCAAGCAAAGAATTATTCTTACTTAGCTTATGCCAAATTCATCTATTGCATTAGCGAGAAGACGTAGCGCACAACTAGCTGCGAAAGCAATAACAACTGAACCTGAAGTAAAAGTTGTAGATCCAAAGTTATTAAAAGCAAGAGAAAGTTTTTCGTACTTTTGCGAATTAATGGGCAAGAAGCCAGCCCGTCATATGAAGACATGGCATCGAGAATTCTTAACAGGTCAAAGCAATGAACACTTATCAGATATCGCTGGTCCTAACACCTGCTTATTAAGCCCCAGGGGCAGTGCAAAATCAACAGTTATAGGTTTGCTTGTCGCATGGTTAATTGGTAGGCATGCAGAGCAGAAGAAGCTACTAAGGACACTGTATGTTTCTTATAACGTTGATGTTTCAAGGAACAAGAGTGCTGCGATAAAAAACCTGATAATGAACAAGGAATTTCAGGAAATTTTTCCGACAGTTCGTTTATCGAAGGCTCGCACGAGCGATGAGCTGTGGTCCATTGATTTCGATTTTGCTGAGATAGATGTCAGAGGAGAAGATGCTTTTACGGTTGCTTGCGCTGGTTTAAAAGGAACAATTACATCGAAACGTAGTTCGCTGATCATCGTTGATGACGCAATAAAAAGTGCAGCAGCAATCGCGAATCCAGATATCAGGCGAGAGATGGAAGCAAACTGGAATAATGTGATTGTTCCAACCATGTTCCAAGGGGCTCGTGCAATTGCCCTTGGTACGAGATTCCATTTTGATGATTTATTCACAACAACCTTCTGTGAGAAACGTGGTTGGAAAGTGATTACGCAAGGAGCTTTAAGTTATACAGACGCAGGAACACCAAAGTCTTATTGGGACGAGATGTGGTCGGTTAAGTATTTATTGAAATTACAAGCTGAAGATCGAGTTGCTTTTTCTTATCAGTATTTAAATCAACCAGTTAAAACAACAGAACTAGGATTATCTCCTGAATTATTTGTAAGGGGTGAGGTTCCAGATGATTACGACGTAATAGGTGTTGGAATCGACCTCTCTGCTGGTATGAGCGAGAGGAATGATTGGACTGTCTTCACACTTGCCGGACGAGTCGAAGATAAGGTCTACATCATTGACTACAAAAGAATGCGGTCAATGGGCAACATTGAAAAGATAGAGGCGTTGTGTGAGCTATTGATGGAGTGGAATTTATTAACCATGAATGATGATGGTCAATATTTTCAAACAGATTCACCTGTCGTGATATGGCCTGAAGTTGTTGCTTATCAGAAAAGTTTTGAAGGAGATATGAAGAGGATTCTATTCAACGAGTGGCAGCTCTATAATTTAAGTGTCAGTCCTGTAAAAGGTTTTAGGGGAGACAAGCTTGCTCGCCTTAGAGGGATTATTGGTCTCTTCCAGGGTAAGAAGATTATTTTCAATAAATATCGTGATTTCAGTTACATGGTTGATGAAGTCGTCAACTTTGGTCATGCCCCTCATGATGACTGTGCTGATTCACTTAACATAGTTGTACAGGGTTTAATGAAACGAGGGGGAGCACAAATTGAATGGAGATAAAATAGACGTATGAGCGTTCCAGCAACAGAAAGATTTCGTCAAATCTTAGAAGCCGCACGTAAGCGTGACGGCATGAGTGGCACTGACACAATGCTTGTCAATAGCCACCTAGCTCAGATGAAGCTTTTCATGCTTCGTCAAGGGCTTGAATTCTTCCCAGCACAAGATACCTATGGTTTCAGGAAGATGTTCCTGACACAACTGGTAGAGGAGAATGAAATTGATACGAGATTAGAGGGGATAATTGATGATTTCTTGATCGATGGAAAAGGATTATTTTATTTCAGACCTGTAGACGATACCTATAGGCTGATGTGGTTTAGCAAGGATAATTACAGGGCATATTATGATTCACAGTCACAATTGGAAGAGATTGAATTAATTTACTCATTCTCAGTCAGATCAGGACTTGGAGCACTTGCAACACCAAATTCTAAAAACGGAAGTGAGCGATGGGTCAAGCTACAAGTTAGACGTGATGTAATTAAAGAATCAATCACGACTGAAAGACCTTCATTTGAGCAAGGAGTAGGAAATAATTTCAGTTGGGCTCCGAATCAAACAAGGACATTAACTAACAGTCTGGGATTTATTCCAGCAGTTGAGTCGTTCAATAATATGAGATCCACTGGAATGGATTCCACTGGAGATTTTGATTGGTTAGCGGAACAGATAGTTTTACATGATGACTTAGTTAAGAACATTCGTACAAATATTCATTTCTTTGGTAATCCAACACTGGTCTCTAGTAGACCCAAGCATGACTTGGTTGAGTCAGGTAGCGATGATCAATTAAGGCCAACGATAAGCTCCCAAGCTGGGTTCTATTCAGCGAATAGACCGTCAACGCGATTAAGCGAACCAGCAGGGTCTGGAACAGGTGGTATGAAAGTTCCAAGAGTGATAGCCAATGTCGAGCCAACTGACCGAGCTGTATACCTAACACCTGACGCTGTCTCTGGAGACCAGAATTTATATGCAAGGCAATATCGGGAAGAATTAAGAACTGCTTTAGGCGGTGTGGATGAGCTAGGTATCAGCTCTGGTGCGACTGCATATGAAATCAAAAGTTTATATGGACGTGCTAGCACTAGTGCCAACCGTAGATGTAGAGGATTGTTGACCTATGGATTATGTAAATTATTCTCATTAATTATTTATCACGAAGAAAAAATATTCAGAGATTCATTTGCAGCAGCAGTAGGTCTAGTCAAGCCAGCCGTTCCAATTGAAGAGGAAATCAACGATCCTCAACTGTATGAACAGTATCTTCAGGAGTATCGCGATGCTGAAAGAAAATTTGAAAATGAATTAGATAATAGAATTAGAGAAGCTGTACAAAATACAGAGCTACCTCCAGGAGTCGTTGGTTTAATCCCCGACGGAAATAGAAAAGTAGAATGGAGGTGGACAGGTCCAGTCTTTGAAGATGGGACCGAGGATATACTGAATTCAAGTATTGTTGTTCGCAACCTACAAGAACTCGGTGTAAACAGTATCGAGGCGTTGCGATATCTCTTCCCCGATAAAACGGACGAAGAACGCAGTGCAATGTTGAGTGGCTATCCATTTAGGATGGCTCAGGCAACACAGCAAAGTATTGGTCAATTCCTGTCGCTGATAAACGACATGCGACAGACCCCACATCCGCAAGCTCCTGATTTACCACTGCTTGCTGATCCGAAGCTTGATTTAACGCCATATGTATATCGAGCACTTGAATTCCTTAAGCGAGAATTAACTTATGCAGGTTCCTATTCAGATGACACAGGCTCAGGAGAGCCAACAGAACTCGATTCCGTCGAGCGAGCCCGTGCCGCAAGCGGTCTCCCAACAGACACAGGTCCAGAGCGCCCAACCTTCATACCAGATACCTTCGGCTCCACAAGTGGAGGCACAGCCCCAGGCACCGCAGGTTCAGGTACAGGATCAGAGTCCTTGGCAGGAGGCGTTCAACAAACTCAGCGACAGTCTGAGCGCGAAGCAAAGCTCCCAACCGCAGGCAGCTTACTCAACGCCGACCCCACAGGCACAGGAGTTAACCAGTTATCCCTCTCAGGCACCGACATACCAAGCGGCTCCATCAACTTCGGGGATGCAGACTTATCTGCCCCAAGCAACAGAGGCGTACTCCCAGACACCACAGGTACAGGCGCAGCCCTCGATTCAGCAGCAGAACGCACAAGGGCAAGACGGGTATCTAGGAGCAGTAAGCGACGAAAGTCTTGAAGTAATACAGCACTTTGGTATAGAAGCACCAGCATTACTTAACCGTTATGCCTGTACTGTCGAAGATGCATTAATCAACCAAGCGAAGCAAACTGCTGATGGTTTGCAGCAAGTTGAAAAGCTAACTCAGTCAATTGAAGGAGCTAAGAAGGTTGTCACAGCAGCAGCAGAAGATAACGCTGCATACCATGTAATGTTGACCAATCCCGACATGTTATCGGAATACGTCAACGAATTCTTCGGTCCTAATGGTCCTCACCCAGTTGAGTTGCCACAAGATCGTCTAGCTGCTGAAGTTGCAGCAAACGAAGCACGTTCTCAGCCTTTCGCTCCTCCTTCTGCTCAGGTAGCTCCACAAGTAGCTCCACAGACAGAAGCACCAAAACAGCAGTCTTTCCAGCGTCCTCAAATGGATATGCCTGCACCAGGCGCACAAACTGCTAGACAGGGAGATTTTTGGGCAACATTTTCAAATCTAAGCGACAAAAACCCAGCGGCTGCATGGCAAGCTTTAAGCCAAGCAACACCTGATCAGCTTAGAAGTAAGGTGTTAGTTTCTGAGGAATAAATTCAGAAATAGAGTGAACCACTGCCATTAATTTGGTGGTGGTTTTTTCTTGTCTAAAATTAAAAGAAAAGACTAATAAAATATGGAATTCGCAGGAAAGCTTGCGTCATTGATGGATAAGATTCTTCCTGACGGGGCAAACAGTAGTTACGGAAATAAAAATATACCTCTTAATCAATGGGGTCGTCCTGACTTAACAGAAGATCATTTTGCATCTTTAATTTATGGAGATGCAAAAAGAGATAAAGAAGCTGACAGAGCTATGGCTACTGGCATTTGGCAAATGATGTTAGGAGGGCAAATATCAGGCGAAGGAGTAAATAATTTAATAAGTACGGGTCAGCTCAGTGACAATGTCATTCGAATGCTTTATGACGTGCACGATCCAGGTGCTTATGCAGGTACGGACAATCAGGGGTTTAGAACTAACTGGGACAGAGCTTTGGGGATTGACAGATCATGAGATTCGCTGGTGCAGACTTATCTAAATTATTTGGAAAATTGCGTCGTACAGGGACATTAGAAACTGACCCATCGGATGCAGGAAGTATTCCGTATGTGAGTCCTAGTCAGTCTGAAATGCCCTATATAGAATCACTTGCTGAAACAGGCAGTAGCAGAGGTAGAACATATAGCGATTATTTAGATACAAAAAGGAAAGAACTAGAAGGTTTCGAAGAGCACTCAGACCCGTGGAAAAAGCCAGAAAAGAAGGAAGAAGAAGTAGTTAAGCCAGTAGATCCAGATCCAGTAGATCCAGTAGACGAAAAAACAGATGGACGAAAATTTACTGAAAATTTATACGGGGGTCAGTCACTGACAGACGACGAATTAGCAGCGAAAATGAAATACAACCCAGCAACTACTCCAGAGGATTGGGCAAGAGCATTTGGTAAATGTAGGACTACGACAAGTAGCGATAAGCATGCAAGTATTCCAAGCGATTGCTACTGGCCCGAAGAAGGCGGATTAGAAGGGAGTGATTTTTACTCCGTAGGGAAAGGGGGTGGAACAGCACATGCAAAACGTGGGCAAGCAGCATCTCGTGCGAAAGCAGCATCAGCTCGTGCGAAAAATAAGAGCAAATCCAATAAGACTAATAAGCGTGGACATAACAGTTCAGGCTCAGGTATGAGCAATAGAAGCAGAGGCAAATAGAGCTATAAAAACAGTCATAGTAGGACCGATGACCTAATTGGCACAAAAGGAGGTTTGAAAAATTGATTACACTACATGTAGCTAGTAGACGTATTGGCATCCCCCAAATTGAGACCAAGGGGTTAAGTCTCTCGTAATAAACGAACAATTTTAATTCGTATTTTTCTCAATACAATGTTTAAACAAGCGACATTAGCCGCAGCTCTTGCAACTGCTGGTATGCCTGCTATGGCTGGTTTTTATGTAAATCCAGAGTTCAACAAAGGATACGTTGGTAATGACCCAATTGGATCTGTTTTAGATCTACACGTTGGTTTTGAAGGACAAGCAAATGAAAAGCTTGGTTACTACGTACAAGGTGGTCCATCTATTCTTTACCCAACATCTGGTGAAGGTTCTACAGAACTTGGTGGAAAAGTGGGAGCGTCTTATGCATTAACTGAAAAGGTTTCAGCATATGGTGAGTTTTCTGGTGTATCTTCAGAAGATACTGACAATGGATATGGTTTGAAGTTAGGCGGAAAGTTCACCTTCTAGTCATAGACACATAAGACCACTGCTCAAGTAGCGGTGGTTTTTTATTGTCTACAATTAAATTTGCTGTTAGACGTATCAGCATCCCCTAACCGAGACCACGGGGAAAAGTCTCTCATCATACAAGTTTCAACCGTACTTTTTTCTTAAGATGACTACATCAACCTCAATTAGAGGTGGTGGCCTATTAAAGGGATGGGACGAGTTTACTGATTGGGTTACCTCAAGCAGTAATCGCATTTACGTTGGCTGGTTTGGAGTTTTAATGATTCCTTGCTTGTTAGCTGCTGCAACTTGTTTCATCATCGCTTTTATCGCTGCACCACCAGTCGATATTGACGGTATCCGCGAACCAGTAGCTGGTTCATTCTTATATGGCAACAACATTATTTCTGGTGCTGTTGTACCTAGTAGTAACGCAATTGGGTTACATTTCTACCCCATATGGGAAGCGGCGACGTTAGATGAATGGTTATATAACGGTGGTCCTTACCAACTCGTTGTATTTCATTTCTTAATTGGAATATCTGCATATATGGGAAGACAGTGGGAGCTGTCATACCGTCTAGGAATGCGTCCTTGGATCTGTGTTGCATACTCAGCACCAGTATCTGCTGCATTCGCTGTATTCCTTGTATACCCTTTTGGTCAGGGTTCTTTCTCTGACGGAATGCCTTTAGGAATATCTGGAACATTCAACTTTATGTTCGTATTTCAGGCTGAACACAACATTTTAATGCACCCCTTCCATATGGCTGGAGTAGCAGGAATGTTTGGAGGTGCTTTGTTCTCAGCAATGCACGGCTCACTTGTAACTTCTTCTTTGATAAGAGAAACCACTGGTTTAACTTCTCAGAATTATGGTTATAAGTTTGGTCAAGAAGAAGAGACCTATAACATCGTGGCTGCACATGGCTACTTCGGAAGATTAATCTTCCAATACGCGTCATTTAATAACTCAAGAAGTTTGCATTTTTTCCTTGCTAGCTGGCCTGTTATCTGTATCTGGCTTACAAGTATGGGCATTTGCACAATGGCTTTTAATCTAAATGGATTCAACTTTAATCAGTCTGTCGTAGACTATAAAGGTAAAGTCATTCCTACTTGGGGAGACGTTTTAAATCGCGCTAACCTCGGAATGGAAGTTATGCACGAGCGTAATGCTCATAATTTCCCTCTAGATCTTGCTTCTACAGCAACTAGTGAAGTAGCTCTACTTGCACCTGCAATTGGCTAACCGAGACAATATCGCCCCGTTTTTACGGGGCTACCATATATGAATCTTCCACCTAGAAATATTATTGCTAAGACGTTAAATGATCCCGCTGGGTCACCATCTTCATACGTCAATAACCAGCGAGGCCATCAGGCTGTGTCTACAGCTCAGGTATACGATCAGATATCAAATACTCAAGATACTGCTCAGGCGATGAATATTGCTAAAACAGCAGCACAGAGGCTTTCACAGCAAGAACATCAGGGAGCTACGATGGCTCACTACATGAATTCAGAGATGAGGAAAGCTGCTGGTGTGGGGCAAGATGCTCACATTGCAGTAGCCCAGCATCTTCAGGATCACCCAAATAGCCTAGATTTTCTCTTCAGTTAATAACTTCAATCGTTAACATTAAAAAGTAGTCGTAAGTACCTAATGCGCTTCGCAAGCGGTGGGTCTAATTGGGACTGGGATGAATCATGTCCAGAGGGAGGTGACAGGAAATTTGCTGGTGATGATTTGGATATATTTATGGAAACTTACGAAAATTTAAAATCAAAAGGATACAGTGAAAGTGGGGCTTTCAATGTTGCCGAAAGAATGACTCTGAATAAAGAGCCAATGGCTAAGAAGTCCGTACGATTCGCAAAGATTTACGATGACACATCCGCTGACGATAACGAAGGCAGCAGCTCTGATTGAATTGTTCGAGGGCATAGAGGTTGAAGCTTATTTAGATCCACTGGGTGTTCCAACACTGTGTACTGGAATGACAAAGTATTCCAATGGAGAACGTGTGAGGATGGGAGATGTTTGCTATGAATCCATTTGCACTGAATATACAAAAGAGCAAATTGAAAGAGATGTTTTACCTGAAGTGTCCAAGATTCCAGGGTGGGATAATTTGGGATCTAACAGGCAATCAGCACTGATAAGTTTCGCTTGGAATATGGGCTTCAACTTTTTTGAGGTTGAGGGATTCGAAGACATGCAAGAAGCATTGAAAGAAGGGGTAGATCATCCTGAAGCGTATGAAGATATTGGTTGTATCTTTGGTCTCTATTCAAAATCCTATGGAGAACAATTGCCAGGACTGATGTATCGTCGGGAGGTGGAATCAAAGGAATGGAATAAGGAAACTATCAGACCACTGAAGCTGACAGCATCACAAGATACGTTCTTAAAGAAAGCACCAATTGATGATCTATTGTTATCTGACTCAGGAAAGGAATATATAGAAGTTGAAGAGGAATTACTGGTATCTCGCTTAGAAGAAATTCCAAGAGATTGCCATGCTTGGATTACAATCTATGGCAGTGGCAAGCGATGGATTATTAATCAGACTCATTGGAGAGAACAAGTAGCTAATAACTTTGTCACCAAGAAAGCAGAGAAGGTGGATTGGTATGCGATGGAGGATCGAGTTAGTAAATATCTAACAGTTGGAGAGGTGTTAGCCTACGACCCTCGACGTGCCCCTATAGAGGGCAGTACGGATGAAAAGAACCTATTGAAGCTTGCGGAGGAATTCGACGGCATTAGAGAGGCTTGGGGAGCCCCTATAGGGGTAGTGGGTGGTTATAGACCCGAAGAGAAGATTAAAGATAACTATCACTCCAAAGGAATGGCTTTAGATATCTACCCAGTTCAAGATTGCCTAATTGAATTCTCTCGTTGGCTCGCCAAGAGATGGACAGGAGGATTTCTTCCTAACAAGCAAAAAGGATATGTACATATTGATAGTCGAAAGAATGGTGCCTTCTCTAAACGACCTCAACAATCCTTGAAGTCTTTTGCCATCTGAGATCCGATCTCAGCACCCTTATCCATTCCGAACATCGCAGCAGCTCCAGAAAGGAATGGCCCTAGGATTGGCACTCCGGCGAATGCAGGCGCAGCAGCCGTTCCCACTGCGGATCCAACGAGTCTTCCCGTGTTCTTCCCAGAGCCACTTGCTTCAATACAGGCAATTTGCTTTGCTGTGAGTTCGGGACTGTGAATTGATGATTGATTAAATTCATCTCCAACAGGCGATTGTTTGAGTATGTAGGTATCAGATTTCCCCTTCCCAAATAAGCCAGCAGGCTTTTCTATTGTTCTTAGCTCCTCTACTATCTTAGGATCATGCATCCGATGCTTGATGTTATAAGACTGAGCTGCGTCAGACTTGAAAACATCAATGCTGTAAGAAGAATATTGACTTACTGGTAAATTGAATTTCGGTAATCCACTTTGATTGCGCCCCAGCATTAAGATTGCAAAAAGATTAGAAGCTCCAAAAGCTATGCCAGCTCCAAGAAGGAGCCATCTCTGCTGGGTCATAATTTAAATCACTTTAATTGCCATCGCACCGCTATTGAATTGGACGGTGTCGCCTAGCTGAACGTCAACATTGGTTGTCAACGAACCTGATGCTAGGAAGTTTCCTGACGTAGCTGCGTCCCATAGTCCAAAATGCGTGACAGTTATTCCGCTGGAATTTTGAGCACTGGTCGTGATTTGGCAGACACCAGAGTTGGTGACTTGAAATCCACCACCTCCAGCAGCACCTACTGAGCTGAAACCAGTAGCCGCTATGCCAACACGGGTTGCGTTGCCAATAATTGACGCAGTTGAATCATTATTAGTTCCAGCAGTTCCTGGATCCGCTGTATGCAGCGAAACATAAACATTCGTTAAAGCTGTAGGAAAAGATGAGTTCTTGTACCAGCTCAGAACCTTAGTTGCTAGATATTGAGAAAATGCCATTAAATCTTCAGTTCATCATCTACATTCTGGCAAGATTGGTAGACGTATTGTTAATAACCACCGCCAGGGGATGTAACTGTTAGTGTAGCCGTATTTGAACTTGAACCGCTGGCTGTTCCATTAATTCGCCATGTCATTCTGAGTCTTCCGTAAGTCTGATCAGACATCGTTACAGTACCCTTCATTATGGTTAGAGCACCTGTCGTTTGATCAATACCAAGGGATGTTCCATTCATCACCTTCAATTGACTGGTAGGAAGGAATGTAAGAGTGCTTTCTGAGGTTCCAGAAGTAACACCGTAAAGCTTGACCAGAGCAATACGACCGCTTAACCCATGTTTATCCTCTGTTGATCCATCAAGTAGGACATATCTAATAACTTGAACATTGATACTGAAAGGTATGGATTGCCATTGAGAATTTGTAACCGTGAAGTAATAAGTCCCTTTCGGTTGCTGAAGGATTGCTTCTAGTGGAACTGTATTTTCAATCTCATTGAAATGAGTAAAACCATATTCATTTAATTGCAGAGGATCGTAATTACTATTAAGAATCCCCACTGCTAAATACTTATCCTCGTGCTTATTTAAAACATTCTTCGTGATTCTTAAATCTGACTTCCCATTCGTTACTACTTTGAAGTAAAGAGTATTAGCACCATCTTGAGATCCTAGAGATCCAGTAATTGTTTGAGCGAGATTATCAACTGTACCAAGCTTTCTAGCCTTTGCAGGTGTGTTGTACTTTACATGCTGCGGCCTTAAAAAAGAGGGCGACGTTTTTTCGCTCCCTCCATAAGAACCTCTCAATTTGTCTAGCGAGTCAGTTACTGAAGTCATGAAAATTAGCACTCATATAACCGACATTCCTCGTCTGACGGGTTCTCTTCGCAATACTCTAAGTACCGTCTACGTTGAGGGGAAATCGTTGGTGAGTCAAGGTCGTCTTGGTCAAGAGAGTCATTCATAGACATGAAATCCCTTGTATAGTCGTATTTTAGTGAATATCACCTATCAGGAGCCCTGCACGTTAGCTAAACGCACAGGGATCAATTTAAAGCTCTAGGAAACTACAAAAACCAGAACTCCTGACTTCACTGAAACCCCTGTCGTAGTTCTTCTTCGGGGCATGCTCAATCTACCTGAATTTCGAGAACTGTTGCTTTAATGTCTTCTTCATATTGATGTGTATGAATGGTTTAATTAATTCAAGCAAAGCAATCAGAGAATCTTTTTTAAAACTTAATTGAACAACACTCATATTGTTTCGATGGATTTTTGCAGGGATACTAAGATCGTTAAACCATGATTCCAGTTCTAAATAATCATTCTCAGAATATCGACCTCTAATAGATCCCTTCTTACCAGTAATTCTGCCTTGATCAATCCAAAGAGCAGCAGCTCCTTTTAATCCAGCAATATTAAGAACTTCTCTGTTAATTGAAAATAGATCTCTTGGATAAAGCAATTCATAAGCCCTCCAAAGTAACTCTCCTTGGAATCTAAAACGTTCCTTGTCGTAGAAGCCATCTGTTGCAATGCGATCCCAGAAATAATCAACTGGTCCGTCATGAGAATATCTAAGTGTTCTTAGTTGGTGATCTAAATAAGTACGATCAATTTCACTTCTGGAAATTTCAAGCCAAGGACGTTGCCTTTTCCCCTTGAGATTGATTTTCCCCTTTCCCAAACTGTAACTCAGTGCGTGAACTACGAATTGCGCTGACATTCCATTGCTCCTGTTTGAAAAGGTGTAAACGACTTTGGGGTGCGTAACTGATAAGTGCTTCTTGTACTTTCTGGGTATTCTCTATATCGAATTGAATTCTTGGGCGAACGTAGTTTTCATCAATAACTCCTTCTGCTCCAACGAGCATCTGGAGCCAACTTTGAATCATTAGAGTCTCTTCGAATGTATTTCCAACTCTTGAGAGCAGAGAAGAGCCATCCTTTAAGACTTTCGCTCCTTCTGCCCATAACCATGCAGCAGCTTTAGCTCCTAATAAATCAAGAGTGGTTTGAGTAATCTGCCTTTCGCCAATTGGATAAAGAAGGTTGTAGACAGGACGTAATTTATTGGTTGAAACCCTAAAACGAAGAATTGGAGTCGAATTACCGCTTGATCTTGCTTTTGTTTTATAGGGAACAATTTTTGCCTTTGTGAAAATAAATTGATTAAATTCCTTAACTTTTTCCTCTAGAAAAGCAGACTCGGTCGCACCAGCTACAAGTGTGAGTTGTATGTAACCACCGCTAGGAGTGCGATATGCGACAAGACTTCCATCTGCTATCAATAATCCGAGGATTCCGCGAACGTCGGTAGCCTCCAATAGTTTTACCCTATGAGATGTATTTATGATATAGACAACACACATTAGGTGTGTATTTGTTCCCTATAAGTTTCGGAGTTATAAATCCCAATGTGGATTGATAATGATTCAGTCGTAAGACTCTAGGATCATTTAAAACTGGATGAACTGCTGGAAACCTAAGTCGAGAGATAAGGCAATCAGCAGCCAAGCTAGAGATACATCTCTAGAAGGTTCACAGACTACCTGAGAGATACAGTTCTCTTAATAACAGGCAAGAGCGTCCAGCTAAGTTGGAAGACTTTAAGACAAAAGTTTTTTACTTAGATGATATAGTCGGTGCCCTTAGAAATAAGGGAGTTTCACGTTCCAAAACTACTGGGGGCCGAGCTTTATCGCCCGCATCCCGGTTACATAATCGAGATGGCTGTAGAGCCCGTAGTGGTGCATGATTTTTCCAAGCAACCTGGACAGACCGTGCAACTCGACCGTTATAGATTCTGGGGAAATCCTGGCAACAAGGATTCCAGAGAACGTACAGCGGATCAAACACTCGGTACGGCTTCTAGTAGAAATATTGTTAAAGACAAGGTTCTAGTGAACCTTAAGGAGTACACAGGCCCAGCAGATCCAGGCGATGCAACTTCACCTTCAACCTTTAAGGTTGCTCGTGAAACATTGTTAACTGCACAACGCCTACTCCTAGATACTGGTAATCTCAACGTTTTTCACCAGTCAATTGGTAGTCTGACCCTCTTGGACGACTACAGACGTTGGAGAGATAGAGTATTCGCAGATGAGCTATTTAAAGCTGAAGCGAATGGTAATTCATCCGATGCACAGGGTGGATACTACTTCCCAGGTGGAAGTGCTAAAGCAGCAGGAAACCCAGTCTTCACCTACGGAGCTAATGTTTCAGCTAAGTTCGATGTCAAGACAGACCTTCTTCAGGTCGTCAAAGACATGCGTAAGAGAAACGTTCCGACTTTCTCAGACGGCTACTACAGATGCATAGCGGATCCGACCGCCATGATGCATCTGAGGCAGAACGACGCGTTCAGAGAAATCGCACGATATGCAGGCAATGGGATGGTCAATCCTATGTCTCCAGAGCAGGCTCCTAACGCTAACTTCTTCCAGGGCATGGGCCCAGCATACGGACAAGCTGGTTTCGTAGCTGGACAACCTGTCATGCCAACAGGCTTCCTGTTCGAGGGAGTCAGATGGTTCGAGTCAACCAACTTACCTGAAAAGACTATCAATGCAAATATTGCAGTTGACACAGCAAATGCTGGTGCAGCTAATTACAATATTGCTCCAATGTTATTCTTTGGACCACAGGCAGTTGGTGTAGGAATTGGTGGCAATAATGCCCAAATCTTATTAAACAATAATGATGACTTTTCACGCTTCATCATTATGATTTGGTCACTCTTTGCTGGTTTTGAAATCCTTAATAAGGACTTCATAACTGTTGCTTACTCATTCGTATATTGAGGAGGTAACTAACAATTATGGCTAAAAAGATTTATCCTGGCAACTGGGTCACAGCACTCAGTAGTTATCAAGGGCAGCCAGTGGTGGCATGTCCAGGTAGAGTGTACTACCACAAAGTTGGTTATGCATTAGTTGACGCGACAGGCGGAACTGAGTTTGCAATAACCATCCCTAGTCCTGATATGCGAGCTGATGATAAAGTTCGTGCAAATATCACTGGATTAACTATTCCAGCAGGAGCTTCCGTATACCACGTAGGTATTCGTGTTCCTGACATGAGGAAGAATAAAGATGCAGGCACAGCCGCATCTGGCATCGTTGGTACTAATACAGACACCATCGCTGTTAAAGATGCAGCAGCATCCGCTGCGGGTAGCATCACAACTTCTGTTGTTTCTTCTCCTACCATTGCAGTTGCTAGTACAACTATTGCACCAGCATCCGCGAAGAAAGGAATCGTAACCGCAGCAGTTCTTGCAGGAGCAGAGACTCTTAAGGTCTACGTTCGTAACGCAGCAGGTAATGGAGCAGGTACAGCTATCACCTCTACACAAACAGGTGGTACGCCAATCATCGTAGAAGTATCTTATTTCGTCGATGATGAAGTAGCTGATGTAGATAGTACATTTATTCCTTACATCACAGAGACCTAAATCACTAGGTTTCTCACTACAATAAAGGCATCTCAAAGGGGATGCCTTTTTTAATTTATGGCGTTATATCAAAATCAAAAGAACGGTCAGGTCGTTGAGTTCATTGGACATCACGACAAAGACTGGGCAATGGTGAAGAATGCAACAGGTGTTGTTCAGTATGTTGCTTTGAATGATTTAGTTTCATACGAAGCAGGTAAAGGACGTACAGGTCAAACCATTGAAACTCCTGATATCCTCAAGAAAGAGGATGAAGACAAGATTCCAGAAGCAGTCATACCTTTAGATACAAGATTGAATCTAAACGTGACCACTGCTGAAGCATTAGCCAAGCAAGTCAAAGGTATTGGTTATGCAACCGCAAAGAAAATTGTTGAATTACGACTCTCGTTACCTGGAGAAAGATTCAAGAACTTAGAGCAACTAAGAAAGATCAGCAGGGTTGATTGGGATGAAGTATTCAAGGAAGATTTAATCTATATCTCATAGCTCCTAGAATAAAGCGAAAGTCATCTTTTCTGTCGATTGGAACTTAACGACTACGACAAAAGCCGTACGCGGTTCCATCTTGGCTATAACACTGGCGCGAATTTACCAGCAGGTGATATCGCTCGTCTTGAAGAGGCGATGGCAAGAGTCCCTGACAGTTACTTCTTTGAAAGAATTGTCGAGCACTTAAATCGCTGTGATAAGGCATACAGGCTTTCTCAGGTATTCAAATCTGAGACATCGCCTCAACCTAATATGATCCAGCGGATTACAGGGGATACTGACAGGCAGATCATGCAGTCAGATCCTATTAAAGCTGACAAAACATATCGAGAAATTTATCTACGTGAAGTTGATCGCTTAGCTGAGACATTGTATGTCGCTAATTATCGACGTGACGAGGTAAGAAGATACGCTTTTGATCGCTCAGGGTCTGAATACATCATGGCAATTAAAGGTCCAGCCGATACGGCAGTAGGGACAAGAGTTGCACAAGCCGTTGGATCACAAAACTGGAGGTAATTATGGCAACATTGAGTTACGACGATTTTCCACAAAGCGCTACAGAAGAAAGAGCTATGAGGAAAAAGTTGATTGATGGAAGTAAACTCAAACAGGAAATCAACCAAATTAGCTATCCAGGTGGTGGCTGGGATGGCAATAACGGAGAAGGTAGTGCGGAGAGAAATAAGGCGGAAGCGTTAAATGAAATGAAAGGCAACGCAGGTATTCCTGATAACGCTGGCTTTAAAGGATTATTAAATGACAAGATCGGGTTGCCAATGATCGCAGCAGCGGGAGCAACAGTATTTACTGGTGATGACAATAAATCGAAATTAACGAATGCTGTTCTCGCCGCAGGTGGAGCGGCAATCTTGCAGCAGATGCTAGGCAATAAGGGGCAAGGCCAAGAAACTCCCAGTACTGAACTGGAGGAACAAAATGCTGATCAATCAAGCCTAGGGGTTGGTCCAGGCTCGGATCAGGATACTAATAACAGTGATATTTTTTATCAATTTCCATTAGGGGATAACATTACAGATCCAAAAGAAAATCAAGCAAGTAATATCTCTGGTGCATTTAGCGAAGATGCAACCTTCTCTCAAGCATCTAATACAAGTCCAGGCGAAACAACTGAGCTGAATACATTCACTCCAAATAATGAGCAAGGCGTGATGAACGCTCACATTATCAATCCAGGCACAAGTGATAGCGAAGCAAATACATTGAACGCTCAATCAAAAACGAAAAGTTTATTAGATGAATTTAAAAATATACGTATTCCAAACGCATTAGCTAGCGGAGCAATCACAGTATGACTAGTAAACCAGATCACATGAAGTACAAGGAAGGAACAAAACGTTCCTTTAGACCTAACGAGTGGTACGTCAACAAGAAAGCGGAAGGTGAAGCCAATCGTTATTTCACAGGACAGAAAGGTGGAGTTCCAAACAACCCACAAAACTTTCAGTCCTTCATGCCTATTGCAGCACCAGCGGATCCATCATTATCTATGCAAGGTGATCAGGTGGTGAGGAAGAATCCATACGGTGATGGTGAGCAGGTTATTAATAACGAAGCACCAATATTTACACGACCAAATCAGAGAGGTTCTTCTTTTGACCCTCCACCAGTTCCAGTCGAGAGACAAGGAAAAGTAAAACGTGAGGATTCAAAAGATAAAAGGAAAGGAATGAGTACCTCTGTTGGGCTGATGAAAGCTGGTCCTCTCAGGGATATCTCTCCAATGTAGTTAGCATTTTTAGCTAATGAAATTTCATTAAACTTTAAATAGATAGGTAATTAAATGGCAACGAGTAGTTCAAATAAAATGCCCTTATTGGTCGATAGGCCAATGCATTCATTTGCCACTGTTGGTGGAACAGCAGCATTAACCGCAGCTACGAATTTCAATACACCAGCCCCTGCGGGTTTTTCCTTGCTGGTTGATTGCTCGTCAAATGATGGAGCGGTTATTGATAGCTTGTCCATCGTGGCAATGGAAGCGAGTACGACTGCTCGTAATGTTCTTGTTTTCTTGAGTACCTCAACAACTGCTACGTCCATAACAACTGCTAATTCGGCGTATGTAGCTGGTGCGACTATTGGATCAACGGCAAAAGGACAAAGGACGAATATACCTTTACCACCGTTAAGTGTTCCTGTTCCTAATTTGGCAAGTCCAGCAGCAACAGCCGCAGCATATCCAAGCGAGACTGACAAGAAGAATACAGGACTTTATGTTCCTTCTGGTGCATTAATTTACGTCGGGGTTGACCAAGCAATTGCTGCTCCAAGCGCGAACACAAGAGTTCACGTATTTGCTCAAGGAGGATTTTTCTAGGCTATGGCTTCATACGCTAATACTGGTGCTTATTTAGATCAGCTCTATCAAGAAAAATTTGGAAGAGCACCAGACGCAGCAGGGAAAGCTTATTGGCAAGGTAAATTAGATTCAGGTCAAGCAACTGCTTCTAGTGTCGCAGCAGCTTTCGACGCTTCGGAGGAGGCACAGGATCGTAGTGATAGAGGAATCGAAGTAGGTACCGCTGATAACACTTCATTCCAGAAAGCTAAAGCGAGTAACGAGGCGAAGGAAACTATTACTACAACTGGTAGCAATGACTCTTATGATGCAGCATCAGACTATAACAACACCGTAAATACCACGGTTGCAGCCTTTAATGATAATTCAAACAACAATACCCCCGCGCAAAGTGATGAAGAGTGGTTGAAAGATCAGTATCAGAATATTTTAAAACGTGATTTAGGAGATGAGGGGAAAGCCTATTGGCTAGGTGATTTAGGTAAAGGTCAGACCCGTGCTCAAGTTAAAGCAAATATCGAACGTAGTAATGAGAAATGGTTAGGTGATCAGTATCAAGAATTATTTGGTCGAGACCTAGACGAGAAAGGCAGAGAATGGTGGATGGGTGATTTGAGAGGAGATACAGATACGAAATATGGACAATCAGAAAGACCTAAGCAAACGAGAGAGCAAGTACGAGCAAATTTAGAAAGACATCTTCTAACTACACTTCCTATCGTTCCAGACCCTGATCCTGATCCTGACCTAGACCCAGACCCAGACCCAGATCCAGATCCTAATCCAGTAAACCCAGATCCTAATCCAGTAAACCCAGATCCTGATCCAGTAAACCCAGATCCTGGTCCAGTCAATCCTGATCCTGAAAAAGACAATGATGCAGGAACATGGATGGGAGATGACCCGTCAGTAGGAGATGTATACGATGAAAGATATGAAAAACTCAAATCTGATTACGAAGACTTAAGAAGGACGTATGATTCCGAGTTCGGTGACAAACGTGACTTCGCAACCTCCCGATTAGCAACAGGTTTTACTATTGGGGGATTTCCTGGATCAGGAAAAGACTTACGTTCTGGCTCAACAGCAACTTCAGATCGATCAAGAAATAGAAGTCAAATCACTGCTGGACCAAAAGTCAGAGATGATAGACCTTATGCGCCTCGTGGAATAAGAGGTGGATACTCAACTGGAAGCACGTTCTTCGACAAAGAAGGAAACTTTAGACAGTAGGTAGAGCTGTATGCCTAAAGGTTTAGGGAGTCTAGGTGCGAAAAGTTTCGGTTTAAAACCTATTACCGAAGGAATAGGGCTAAATAAAGCTAAAGGCTTATATCCAAGTAAAGGCAAAGGATTAGGTGTTTACGGAACTGCTCAGTTCCCTACAATTCTTGAGTCATATAATCGTCAGAGTGATTACACTAGATGGCAATTAGGACAGGCATATTATTTCGGTACAGGTAGAAGCTGGGATGATCTTTCGATTTACAGTAATAGTCGATTCACAACAGGAGCTGTTAGTGGCGTATCAAAAGATATTGTCACAATGTTCCCAAGTGAGACTAGTCCTGAGAGAACTTGGTATGTAGGGCAAAGAACGAGAGGAAGCATCATCCTGCCAAATGCTTTGACATCATCGCAGATATCAACAAATACGAGTGATCCTGACCCTATAAATCATACGTTGACTTATAACGTCAGCGGAGTATTAACTTCATCGCAAGTTGGTATTTTTTCTATTTTTATCGGTGATCAATTCGAAGACACAGCCTCTGGACCAAACTATCCCGACGATATTGTTTCCAAGCCAGAGGGCAGCGTTGCGTTGACATTGATTGCAGCAAACACAGGTTCAATGACTTTAGTGTTTGATCTGTCTAAAGCATATGGACGAGTCAAAGTAAACAACACTATCTATTGGAAAAAACTTGATTACGATCCATCTTCTCCAAATATTTGGAAAACAGATGGAACGCGTCATCTTTGCTCTTCAACAAAAATGTTCTGCTGCTGCCCTGACCACTTAGGTGGAGCATTAGCAAACCTTGAGTTTCCGAAAGGAGAAATTGACCAAGATATGTTCCCACTACCTAACGCCAGTAGAACTGTTCGAGCTGCATGGGAAAGACAGGGTGCTGGTTATTACAGGCAATGGCGTTCATTGCAAAGTCGGATAGATGAACGTCGTGAATGCAAACATATGCATGCGATGAGATGGGAGTGTGGTATTCCTTGGTATGAACCAAATGATTTCCCAACTCAATACTACGGAGATAATCCGAGCGGAATGATGACGGATTCAAGTATGGAAAGACAATTTAGTGATGAAGTCTACGACGAATACAACGCAAGACATCGGGTCAATTATGATAGATATGCATTGGCTTTAGCAGAAGTTGTAGGGCTAGAACTCTTTCCTGGGACAGACGTAAGAAACAATATAAGATCAGACAATAGACCCATGCTCTGGAACGACCACGAAGAACCGGAAGCAAGCTGGTGCAGACAAAATGATTGGTGGTGTAAAAGAGGAACTCAAGAGATAAGAATCTTCAATGCAACGACTCAACAATTTGAAAGCACGGTAACAATTGGAGGTGTTAGTTACCCAATGATTGAGGTAGTAGAGGGAGGATCGACAACTGCTCCAATAATCATTCCTTAGAAGTTAATAGAATAGAAGAATGGCGGCTTACCCTGAAAATACTGGTGGAATTATATCTGCCATCGAAGCTTGCATCGTTGCAGCAGGAGGTACATTGACAACGGCATACAACCACAATACGGGCGGAATTATCCAAGCTTTACTAGCATTGCAAACCGCAATTGCTGGAATGGGTGGTTCTGCTCTTGAAATTGAATTGACCGCAGCAGAGAATTTAGCAATTGGCGATGTTGTTTACATCGATGCCAATGGAAAGCTTGCAAAAGCAAT